TGACAGAAAAACCCTCTTATCATTTGATAACAGGGTCTCTATAGGAACAAGGGTACGCACTAATGACATTTCTGTCAATAAGGAATCTTTACGGGAATGTCAAGAGAATAGGCGTATTATGTAACATCAAGTGCGCTATATCACGTCGCTTGTTCACAGTTAAGTATCGCACGTCAGCATTTAAGTCTTCGTCGCTCGTTGCTTCGCCTTCTTATGCGCCTCATCCAAGAACATATCGTCAAGCGTAAAGATACAGTCATTAAAGATGTAACGCTCAACTGGTAAATCATATTGCTCAACATAAGCATTAATTGCGGAAATATCTAACGCCAGAGGAACACCTTGTTCATAGCGTCTAGATCGTGCAATTGTGTTATATGCAGACAGAATGGAATTAGCTACATAAGAATAGTCAGGCGCATCAGGAAGCTTTACACCGAGGGCTTCTCTTTGCTTTTTTTCGTGGTCCGTGAGACCCGCGTATTTGTTGGCGTAGGTGTAGAGTGTTGTGACTTTCCCACAACATCATCTCGATATTGGTTGGCTTCTGATTGAATCTTTTCTGATTCAGTTCGAATAAAGGACCAGAGAGAAACCCCTAAATCGCCCATGTTAAGCAATTTCGTAGCGTTCTCTGCATTGTATGCAGGTTCGGACTTTAACTGTTCGCCATTAGGACCTTCTTCGACAAATACAACACCCTTCCAGTCTTCAATTAAATGGCATGCAACTGCTTCCAATAGTAATTCATGAAAGAGTTTGTCATCGGGTGAAGCTTTAGCAACATCAAATCCTTTAGCTGTGATTTGGTTATTCGCACGCTCTAAAGCTACTTGATAAGGCTTATATCCAATGCCTCGGATTTTGAACTCAGCAAGTACATTACCTTCTTCATCTTTATATTCGCGCCACAAACTGACGTCTTTATTTCTTTGAATATTGACTTCAAGAGCCATGTTATTTCTCCAAAAAAGAAGGCAGCAATTAAGCTGCCAAATCAGTATTAAGGTGTAACTGGTGGTGTTACAGGCGCAATCACACGAGTAATAACTGGTGATACGCGAATATGGTTATAGTTAATGTCGATAGTAATCGTATCTTCACCTCCACCATCCGGGTGATTAGCTTCAGCCACTTCTAATTGTGGGAACTGGAAGGCATAACCATTACCCGCATCATCTTCAATTGAGAATTCTAGCGGCATGGTGTCACGGGTTTTAATGAAGTCGATATAGGCTGCCGATTGAGCCGAGAACATGTATTGAGTGTTGACGGTGATATCGACAATCTTTTCAAGATAAGTCGTTGCAGTGAGCTTTTTAGAGCCAATACAGCGAATTGCTTCCATGTTGTTGTTAATAGTCAATTCAAGCGACTGCATACAAGCAGTACCAACCACAGTTTCACCATTAACTTTAAGATCACCAACGTTAAGCGCTGAAACAAGGACTAATTCAGGGACTGGTAAAGGCGAAGTCACAGGGTTTGTAGTAGTGCGCTCAAACAGAGTGCCCATCAAGCCAAATGTAGCTGTGATTTTGCCAGTAGTAGCAATAGACATCGTAGCTTCATTTATGCGTACACCACGGTAAATAAATACCTGGTTAATATCTTCAAAAACTTTGACGAAGGTAAATGTCTTTCGCACATTACCGCCAAAGTTAAGAACATCACTGGCCCAGTTATTCATTGCAACTGCTGACCAGAAGTCATCAAACAAGCCAATAGATAATTCAACTTCTAAAGAACCTGTGATTTCTGCTTCAGTTGCAAAACCACCTTGACGGAAGCGAGTATCTGCAACGCTGCTTGATGCTTCAGTAGTGACGTTTTCAGTTAAGCCATCAGTCACACGACGAACGGTCTTCCAAACTGGTGTAGTTGGTAATACTTCGGGGGTTTGCTCTTCAGCATAGTAAAGACGAATCTTTGCACCACTCGACATGGTTTTCTCCTTAATTTTCGGGCATTAAAAAGCCCTCGAATTGAGGGCGTTGGATGTGTGAAAAGTTAATTAACTCTAAAGCTAATTGTCACCATAAATTCATAAAAATCAGATGATACTAAGGGCTGAATTGAACCTTGTAAGAGTTCAAGATTTTCCTTTCTATAGAATTCGAAATGCTGAAGTAATTGATCAGCCATTTGCGTTATCTTAACTTCATGTGTTTCAGGTCTACTCATAAGCCTGATTTGAATTATTCCCGTCCGCCTTACACATGGAGCATCTCCAATAGAAGCCACTATAGAGCCACCCCAATTAATGTATATTGCTGCCCATAATCCTTCTGCAGGAACAGAAATTAGTTTTGCATTCGGATATTGAATTCTGGATTGATCGAGATATGGGAAGGCCATCATTCGCTCAATTATGAATTTTCTAGCTTGATCAAAATTATTTGCCATAATGATTCCATTGATTTCTGAGGCCTTGCAATCTTTTATGTAATCAATTGCATTTGTGCAGATGAATCTATTTGTTCAATGAACTTAAAAACACTTTTTGGGATTTCTGAGAAGCATTCAGTGTGGCCCTCAAACTTTATATTTGGCTCATATTTATAGGTCCTCAATATTCTATGTAGAGTGCTTTCTAAATCATAAATAAATCCAGAATCAGCCTTTAAAATAAATATTGGATTTATTTTATATGGTAATGAACACTTTCCTGAGAATCTTTTCTTTAAGCCTAAAGCCGTCATGCCAACCTTAAAAAATCTTTCACTACCCTTTACGAGTTCTATAAGATAAAGGGACGATTGATTTCCATATTTCTCACAGAAGCGAATATAGTCAGTGCGCGACCAACCAGCATTATTGAAGCAGCTTGGGCAGTTCCTCCCTTGTAAATGCGAGGCAATCTGCTGCTCAAAAACCCCATGTTCTTTGCAAACGATTTTAACTTTTGCCCTGTTGTTTGATTTAAACTCCACCAAACTGTAGTCATAGCGGTCGCCATGAACCTTCTTAAATGATTCCAATATTATTTCAATGTTTAATCTTCTATTTTTTATACACTGTGGGCAGCCCTGCTTTCTCATGTAGTGATGATGATAGGTCTGCTGAAAAGAACCATGCTCTGAGCAAATAATGGTTGATTTTTCTCTAGCACCATTAAACTTGAATTCTGAATAATCATACCTCTCACCATGAACAGATTTAAAGCGTTCAATATGATCAGTTATTCTTAAGCCATCATTTACACAAGCTTTACACCCACCATTTTTCTTGTAATGATTAGATGGGAGAATTCTAAAAACACCATGATTCTTACATCTAATCGCTACTTTTGTTTTTGCATTAATATAGTCAGTGCAATCGTATTCAAATTTATCACCATATAAGCCCACCGACTTAGCTATGAACATTTGGGTGTCAAGCTGGTGGGGTTGATTTTGTATTTTTTTCGATAGAAAATCCACATTAGTCATAACATACTCCAAGAAAGTAGGTTTTGATTAGAGGCTCATTTAGACTGCAATCTTTATGGGCCTTGTTTTAGTATTATTTTATCATATTTACCTATACTTTTCAGATATATACATAAATGTTGTCTCGTAAAACCCTGTAGGATCTTGGCGACTATAGCCGTTTTCAGTTTTACCTGTTTCAACCTTTGGATTCTTAGGATAAAGGCCATAGTTAAGAATATATGCATAAGGCAGGCTGTTTGATAAATACACCGTTTGGAATGGCTTAAGGCTTCCTATTTTAGCTAACTCCCGGCTTAGGGTGCGTTGTCCGCCCTCATCTACGTCATTCTCATCAGCTTTTCCATCTACATGACCAATCCCAATACGGTTATTTGCTCTTACTGCACCAGTGTCCACCGCGCTCGAAAGAACAACACCTTGCAAGGCATCAATGACAATATCTTTCTGTTTTTTGGTAAGGTCGGCTTCAATCGTTTTAGTGAAGGCACTCGGTTTGCTTGTCCAGCCCATTAAAAGTCACCTCAACTTTACCAAACAGTATCTCAAATACTGGTTCATTCCCTACTGTAAACACTCGACCGTCAATGGTGGTTTTATGTCGAATAAGATAGCCTTTGTTAGTATCTGCAAAGAGTACATACTTACATTCTTTGCCATCTAACAGCACCTTCTTTGGGCCATTAGTGGATTTGCGAACCTCAGCGTGATAAACGCCCTCTTGGTTTACAGCCTGACTTATTAAGTTCCCATCATCTAAGTTAATCATTAGACTTTCCTCAATTGAGCAATCCATGTTGCGTCCGCTGGATCTTTTCCGTAACTCACAACCCGATAATTACTACCTTCAATCACCCAAATGTCATTAACATCTGGCTCAACTAAAGTACCTGCTGCATCCTTCACTTCATTTTGCAGTAGCACGGCTTTAGAGTCTGTTGCTCGGTAATCTATAGGCTTAACTAAGTCTTTAGAATATGAGCCAAACAGGACACCTCTACCGCTATAGACATATTCAGTGTAAGTATCTTCACCAGTAGCGGGATTGGAGCTGACTAATTGTTTGCGGGTACAAGTGAAAGTATCTACTGCATCCGCAAGCTTTGTACTAAAAGCCTTTCCTAATTTAGATTGAATTTTAGCTCTCATAATTAGATCTTCACTAATAGAATTACATTACCGAATCCTTTATCTAGCCATGGTTTTAAAATGGATAAGGCTAGGTTTTCACTCGCTGTATATGTTTTATGAGTAGCTGAATATGTGTTAGAAACGCTTGTTCCCGATTGTGCTGATACTGTCTCGCTCAATACACCAGTTTCAACTTCCGTATAGAGACTTCCATTTACTGCATCAGGTATCAGCTCAACTGCTGCCAATAGAATTGCATCTTTTAAAGGCTGATTGTTTGTAGTGTCTGGTAATTTAAGATTAGTTAGCCAAACATTGGTAATCATTACCGCGCGTGCTTTTGCACTATCGCTGCCTGCCCAATCGTTACCAAGTTTTGCATCGATATCTGCCACGGTAATGTATTCAATCATGACTTATTCCTGATCTTTTGATTGCTTGTTGTTTTTAGCAGGCGCTTTTGGACCGCTTGCCTGTGCATCGCCAGTATTTTCTGTTGATGGATTCTGATTTTCATTTGTTGCGCCAACTGGAGTGTCATCGCCTTGCAACTCTGCAATTCGTGCTTTCATAGCTGGCACATCATTTTTGAAAGCCATTAATTCTTCTTTTGCAGTCAAAAGCTGTTCTTCTGAGATAACCAGTTTGTTAGCCAATTCATCAAATTGCTCTACAGGGACAAGCGCATCATTAGTGACTTCACTCTCATCAATTGGTAGTGATTCACCTTCAATCAACTCATGTTCCGATGGATTGAATTGATCTACAGAGATAATTACGAAATCGCCTTGTGATTCATGGCTAGGTTTAATTTTTACTGTCTTAGACATTTCACTCTCCAAAAAGAATGGGGCCGAAGCCCCAAGTCATTAACCAAGCAAAATGATTGAATGCTCTGGTTTAACCATTGCACAACCCCAAGCAAGCGATACTTCGTATTGCACTTGGCGGTATTGGCGGTAAATGGCGATTTCAAAAGATAAACCGCTAACAGGATCAGTTACGATCATACGGTCATCAGCAGAGTCACCACCTTCTGGAAGTGCAGGAATACGAGTCGCTAAGGCAATTGCAGATCGAGCAAACGCCAAGTTACGAGTCGAAGTAGGTGTTACAGTAATTGCCGTTGCAGCTGCTGGTATAGCTGTACGCAATCCCGGCTTAGCAATTGTAATGGTTCCACCATTAGAAACATCAGTATCCCCTGCAACAACCACATACTGATTAGTATCGCCAGCGAAAGTGATCACGTCACCTGCAACGATTGTCCCAGTACCAGCACTTGCAAGTGTGATCGAAGTTGCGCCAACTGCATAACCTGCCGCATCAGTAGTTGCACCTGCACCTGTTCCAGATGCAGGAGTAACTACTTGTGCAGATTCACGGATAGCAAAACCATGCACATCCAACAACACACCACGACGTAGCAATGAATCATCATTTGCTTCGTTTGCTTTGGTTAACTGACCAAGAGTACGCATGTTTGCGCCTGCTGTAGTATCAATTACCAACTGCAAGTCACCTTTAGGAGCGCCATTGTCTTGAAGGGCTTTCAATGCAAGAGCGCTGTCTTTCAAGTTAGTAGCGAAAGGTGTTGTACCTGCTACCCCAACTGCGCGAGAAGCACCAATAGCTAATCCAGCTACATCTGCTTCTACTTCATTCGCAAGTGTGCGCATTGCTTGAGCGAACTGATCACGAAGAATTGTGTTGTAAGATGCACCATTATTATCAAGTGCAAGTTTTTCTTCACCATTCCAACGAACGGGTACACGACGAGCTTTGGTAATAGTCATATCAACTTTACCAATCACTTGATCACCATCGTCTGGAGGAGTTACACCTGGTTCAATATCAGATGCGGTTGCCGCAGGCGCCACTGGTGAAGTTACAGTTTGTCCTTTAGCAGCGCGGTTATATGTCATGTCAGATGAAACTGCTGGAATAAAACCAGTTAATTCACGAGAAACAACATCAAGCGCATTAAAAATAGTGACCGTAAGGCCAGTTAAAGTGTTAGCCATTTATTAGCTCCATTAATCAATTACATTGCCGCCTTTGCGGATATAGTTAGCTTTTTCTGTAGGGCTCATTGCATCGAACTCACTACGTTTAATTGTGTTTTTGCTGCCTGAATTGTTCCCGCCTTGACCACCTGCACCATTAGGTTTTGGAAAGAAGTAAGGTTTTGATTCACGAATATCTTCAATCCACTCTTTAGGAGTAAGTGGGGTTTTGCCATCTTTACCAATAATTACGTCACCATTTGCATCGATCGCTACAGCATTGCCGTTTTCATCCAAGGAAAACTTAGATAAAGCGAGTGCTGTAATGTCGTCTGTCGCTTCTGGTAGTCCTTGTGCAGCACTAAATGCTTGTGCAATTTGACCTTTGACTACAGATTGCTTAAATTTATTTGCATATGCTTCTGCTTTGTCAGCTCTCGCCTTTTCCGCATCAAATAACTTTTGATGTTCGGCTTTCAATCGCTCAGTACGTTTTCCGAATACTTCGTCAATCTTGCCCTCAGCAAGCAATTTCGTTTCTTCGTCTTGTCCAGCTTTTTGAAGCAAGCCTTTAACTGCATCAATGTCCAGACCTTCAAATTGGCTTTTAAAATTGGTCAACTCATCAGATAAGGATCTATTCTTACCAAGAAGCTCATTGTTTTTAGCTTTAAGTCCAGAAACATGTTGTTCAACGTATTGGTCTAACTGTGCTTTGATTGCAGGATCTTCAAAATTAATGGTTGTTGAGCCTTGCCCACCAGAACCACCTTCACCCCCATCTGCACCAGCTTGATTTTGTAAAGACATTAATTGGCGTTTTAAAAATTCAGACATCTAAAATCTCCTAGAGACACCGCCTTGCGGATTTAATTGTTTGAGCCTTTGGCTTTGCTTCAGGCAATAAAAAAGCACCCGAAGGTGCTAAGGTTTGAATTAGGTTTAATACTGGATACACGCTTTAGGGTGTTTAAAGCTATAACCACAAATCGCCATATATCTTGGAATTATCTTCCGAACGAAAGGCGGTAAAATAATGTTTGTGCTAAGGATGTACTGCGCCTCAGTCATAGTTATCTGTTTCATAGCCCCAACCTCTTAAACATTTCTTCATCAAGCTTTTTTAGTTCAGCAAGCGTGAATGGCTGACCGGTTAATGGGTCTACAAACTTATCTAAGGAGTATTTACCTTCCTTGAATAGTTTGTATCGTGATGGACCTAGCCAAGACTTTTGAAAAGCTGCATCCTGTTTATCAAACCAACCTTTAAATGTTGTATTTGAATCGACAACGCCTATTTCACCCTCACCATTCACTTTATTGTTGAATGGCCGCATACCAATGGTTTTTCCTGAGTCATCAGAAACGGGAATCAGGATTGATCTACAGTTTGGGTGAAGTGGCGGCACTGGATGAGGCTCATCCTTCTTGTAAACCCTGTCTGAATAACCCATACAGATTTTAGAAGTACGGCTATCCAGTGTTGCAATGAACTTTACGTACTCAACACCAATGGACTGATATGTTTCATTCAAAGCCACATTGGACACATGACTTCGAGCAGTGCGAACCATGGTAGAAATCTGGTTTCTGCTCTGATCAAGCAAACCGTCTTGATAGTTAAGTGCTTTCTTGCCTTTAATTCGCTGAACAATCTGCTGATTAGTCTGGCCTTTAGATAAACCATCTCGAATAGTTTGCTCTACTCTTACGCGAACATCATCGGCAATCCTCGCAAAAATAGAATCAAGTAGCACACCACCACTTAAAGGCGTTTTCTTTGCCTTGTTGAATAGCGTCTTTCCGTTTGGCTCTATTTTGCGATTAGTGAGAGTTTTAGCCTGATATGTAGCTTCATATACTGCTAAGGTTGTAGCGCTTACTGTGAAGCTCTCAAGCAATCCTGCTGCAACATTTGCCTGCCAAGTCTGAACTAATGTTCTAACTTCTTTCAAAGCAGGCGTTGTGTATTGTCCTGCCATTAATGCCGTTTTTTCAGCGTCACTCAAGTCATCTAATAAATCTCTTAACTTTGAGATCATCTCATTTGAGAGTGAATCAAACTGAATTAAGAGATTGTTAATTTCAGTAGATGAGAGCCGGTAAAGGTAAGCTTGATGTGATACTAGAGCATCAAGTAGTGCCTGTTGTGACATCTGCGTTGCCATTAGCCACCCCTGCAACATATCCAGTCATAGGACTGTTGGTCATTTCAGTTTCAATACGCTCTAGTTCTTGGGAATATTCAATATCCGGGATTTTTCCTGTTCGAATATAATCCCAATAGGTTTCCATTGAGATTTTATTCCCCAATACAGCCTCATAGAGCTGTTTAGCAAGATTTACATCAAAACCTAATGAGCCAAAGTCAGGCTTAACATTAAAACGGTAATCTTTATCACTAAGCCCTAACCACAATGCGCCATACTTAATGACCTGCTCAATTGCTTCAGCAGCAGTAATAACCATTCCATACAATGTCGAATACTGGTCATCTTGACGAGCTTTGCGTGCTTCGCCTGATTCAGCACCACCAATGTCCATTACACGAGCACCAGCTTCTAAAGCTGCATTCTTTTGGTCACGCATTGCAGTGCGTTTAGCTTCTATTCCTACACCTTGAATTTCGAGATATCCGCATTGCCCACCTTGTGGTAATTGCCATGCAGCCATTGGGCCCGTCACACGCAAAGGCTTGTCTTCATCAACACCTGAAACCCAAGGTTGAGGATGACTAGTTAAATGCAACTCTTGGAAATATTCAGCACTTAACTGGTAATACTTAATAGCCGCCTTAGCCATTGTCATTAAAGGCATTTCGTCAATTGAAGGCGTATTATTCATACTGCCAACGTAAACAACAGGAATAAACGAAAGTGTCTTATTACCTAAGCCCGGATATGTTTCTTCAATTACTGTATTGTCGTCAGCAAATAAACGCGATCTATATTTGCCATCATTAATATCTAAAGCACGGTAGAAGCATTCTTTATTATGAGCAAATTCATCTTCGGAATTATCATGAGCTTCTTTAAATACTGAAAGCGTCAAGTCTGTTCGCCCTGCAACAGTCTTTTCTTTCCAGTTAATGCCGTCTTTTGCCCAATACAAAGCAATATATGGCTTTCCTGTGTCATCAAAATCAAGCATTAAAGCACAACGTGCATAAGATAGCTGCGCCTCAACTACTCGCAAAAATAGTTGCTTTAAGCCAAAACCATCAGTCGTTGCTTGTTCAATTAAGGGTTTTAGACGAGAATCTACAATATTGATATCTGGTTCGAGTTTTGAAACCAAACCAATCATTGCTCTTTTGGAATCACGTACCCATTCAGGATATTCTGCGCGTTGTTTGAAAGCTTCATAGATGCATTTATTTTTTGGATCTACTTCTTCTGCCATTATCATGCCTTGGGACTTTGGTAAAAGCTTTTCACCTTGCTCTTTTACACAACGTTCCCCACCCAAGGCATAATCCATAAATTCCCAATCCGGCATTGCCTTTGCATAATCCGGATGAACAGTACTAACTGTCATAATTCACCTACATTAATCCATAAATTGGAGTCTCACCAATAACTGCTTTATTCAATGGGAACATATATGCAACTGGATAAGTTCCAGCATCATTCATATGGTCAAAGCCTGCTTTTTTATCTGGCTGACCATGATCATCATAGATTTGTCGCTCAAGGCTTCGTGCAAACTCTGGACATTGCTTAAGATTCACATATAGACGTCTTTCGCCCATTGTGTTGCATAACCGTCCATTCATTGAGTTGATGCGATCTTTCACGGCAGGGTTTTTGCTATTCACTTGAACCCTAAAACCAGCCTTCTTGAGCAATGCAATATCTGTCTCACTAGCATTACTTGATTTGCGGTTATCACCAGAAGCATCTGGATAAACGATAATTTCGTGGTCCTGATATTTAGCTTTAATTGCTTCAATCATCGCTGGTGTGTCGAATAGGTCCTTAAACTCACCTACTGCATAAAGCTCTTCACCATCTCGAACGTAGACAACTGCCGCCATTTTCTGCACGTTAAAGTCCATGCCGATATGAAGTACGTCACCTTCTTTTACAACCTTTTCAGTGCAGTTAAAGGTGCGCTCAAAGCAGTAATAAATAACACCTTGATAAGTCTCAAAGCTTGCTTCGTATTCTTGGCGAAAGGTCTTTGGGTCCATCTTGCGACGGGCGACATCAATTTCGCTTTCTGGAATGTTCCCACCTTGCAATGATGTATAGATCCAACTCTTATGATCAGGCTCTCGTCCATTTTGACCATCCATCCAAGTGTCATAGCAGTGGTTATACCCCTTTGGAGTCCCAATCCTTAGAACATTGCCACCAACCCGCTGCACGCCATTAACGGTATATTTGCAAGTTGAAAGCATTGGGCGAAGCACTTCTTCCCATGCAGCCCATTTACAGTCAGCCCATTCATCAATAATTAAGAAAAATAAACCAGAGCCACGAAGGTCATCATAGTTGTCCAAGCCCACAACACGAATTACATGACCAGTTTTTAAAGTGATAGTACATTCAGTTTCGTTAGGCTTGCCAAAGCGCCAAGAAGGCGGAATTGCTTGTTTTAATCTTTTCCAGAATACGCGCTTAGCCTGTTTAAAGGTTGGTGCTGCGTACCAGATTTCATCCTCTACAGATACATTCCACTTTTGAGCCAGTCTTGCAGCTCTTCGCATCTCTGCTTTTGCTAGAAAGGTTTTACCAAAACGCCGACCACAAACTGCATCTCTAAAACGTGCTTCAGGTTGCCAGCCCCATACATAAATATTTGCCTGTTTTGGCGTAAGTTCTACTGCTCCTTCAGGACTAAAGGATAGGTTCATTCGGCAATTCCTCGTCTGGTTTTAGATCAAGGCGGTAATCTTCTTCTTGTGGACGTTCTTCTGGTGGTTTAAGTTCTTTTTGGAGTTTTGCTATTTCAAGCTCTTGTTTCTTCACCTGAAGTTCACTCACTTTATCCAACCCTAGTAGCTTAGCTTTACCCATTGTTGCTGCAACTGCCGCAGAAACTTGAACTCGCTCTCCTTCAAATGCGGCTTTACGTGCTTCTTCTAATTCTTGAAGCAAGTCATCCACAGTCAAGTTATGGCGGGTTTGATGTTCCTTTCTAATGAGTTCGAGCCTTGTTGTAATCTTGTGGTTATCAAGTAATCTTTTAGCCTCACGGTTGACCGTGTTTTCATTCATTGAATCCGCATCGTAGGCTTGTCGATACGCCTCCGAAGCGTTCCCCAATTCGATAAACAATTGGCAAAAGTTCTCTTGCTTCGGAGTTAGTTTTAACTCCGCCATAAATCTCACCCATTAAAAAACCGCCACTTGGGCGGTCATAACTACTTCACAATTTCCAACTTTTCCAAGAACCGATCTAGCTCTTCCTCAGAATTAAACTCTAGATCTAGGATGTCATTGGAGGTTAAAGTTAAAACTAACTTATAAAAATCTCTATGAGCAAATTTATTGTTTTCTGATGTAGCCTTTTTCACTTTTACCACATGATTTAAATTAATGTATTCGGATTTATGCTGAACAAACATTATTTTTCCTTTATTAGTAATGATTAAAGAAAAAACAATATATCTTAGCTGCTTAACTATTCCAACACATACTTAAGGTCATCAGGGGTTTCCAAATAACACCCTTGCTTCAAGCAAAATGCATGTATGTCGTTTAAGTATTCAGTGAATTGAGCAATCGATGCATCTGTTGTGCTAATCAGTCCATTCAATCCATCAGCGACTTGCTGATACATTGAGTGCTGCTCTTCTTTGAGTTTTCTAACTGCTGCAAAAGTTGCTTTGTATTGACCTACATCATCACGATCATATATTCGCGCAAGAAACTTCTTCTTAAAGAATAAATGTTCCGAGTCTTTATCTGTGCCTTGGTGTTTCGACCACTGAGATAAGAACTTCCAATAAAGCCTATTTTGCGCCTTTGATCTATCACCATCAAATGGCCTAATCTCAACAACAAGCGGCTTATTCTCAAAATTAGCTTTGGTGTAGTTTGTATGCAGATAAGACATTGTTTTAGTTATGTCTGAGTGGTCTTTGATTGTGAACACTGCTGTTTTCATGCTCACCTCATCAATCACTTTTTATTTTCCAATGTTAGTTCATCAAAATGATTTTCTTTTCCCCAACACCAATCTGCATTTCGGTCATGCAACTCGTTTGCCCACTTTTTCGGAATAAACATCATAAGTGGATGCACAATGCAATTGTGCGTGAAGTCTTTTAGCCACTGTTTCATATTCGCCTCAATTATTAGGAATTTCCGAATAGCTCAAAGGGATACGTTAAAAACGAAACCCTTAAAATGTTTCTTCATCTTCAAGACTCAACATCCGTTCAGTCTTTTCTAGCATCTTGCCAAACCATTCAACCGACTGCGAACGATTCATCTTTTGAAACTGGTCGAACTCTTGGTGATGATGCCTACAAAGTGGAATTGTTTTAAAGTCACAGGCTTTCAATCCCATGCCTTTACCGTGACTTGATTGATTACTATGTGCTGCATCCACTGGCGATCTACCGCATACCACACATGGCAGCTTTCTAATCTCTGCTAGTCGCTTACGGTCTCGCATAGCGTTTGATATTGTGCTGAATATTATTGATCTGCTTATCTATATCGTGAATGCGTTGCTGACATGCTTGCTTAAACTGAAACGTTGAATTGAGATGATTAAGACTTTCCAATTTTTCTTTGTCTTGATGCAATGATTCGAGATTCTTCTTTGCTTCAATCATATCCATATAATCACCAATTACACCAAACTAAATAAGCTGCAAATAACATCACAGCCAAATAAAACACCGTTTTGATTACGTTCTTAAACTGCTGACAATCTTCTTCAATTTGTTTGAGTTCTTCTTCGTCCATGACTGAACCTTTATTGTTTTTAACTTAAATGAAGTGAGCAGCTCATCAACTTTGAATGCACTCCTGTGCCAAGAGGTCAAATCATCGTTGCACACTTCTCTAAATTAAAAAGGGCGTGGCAAACTGCCGCACCCTTGCCTTAGATTACGATATTGATCAGCTCGGCAACTGATCTACCGCTACTCACAATCACACATACCTAACATGCACGGTCTGTTTTACTTGCTTTCAATGCTCTTTAAGTCGGGACGCCACTCCCTAGTCTAGTCTGCATAAAGCAGGTTTACACGAAGGCATGTTCCACTGGTCGGCACTCCAGTAGGATAGATTGTCTTTTTACGGACAACAAAAAAGCCCACGATTAAGTGAGCTTTGATGTGTTGGTCTTCGGAAATCCGTAATACGACCAGTATAGGAATACTATATCTCCATCAGAGAAATATTCCTAGAATTTTTTTTACATTTCTTTGTAAGTATTTTTCTTGTACTTTTCAATTGCCTTTGCAGCGCCATCAATTGCAGACTCTATAGCAAGACACATCAGCTTTTCATACTGCTTCCATGTGCCATCATAAGCTTTCAAAGTCATCTCTGATTCTTTAATCCCTGCTGCTAATTGCAATCTACCTTTAGCTGTAAAGTTATCTTCCATACCCGGTTTGAGTGCAAACATAGTTACCATCCATGCAACCTTTCTTGCCAGATCCTCCAGCTTAATGTTCTTAGGTTTAGAGCGTTTATCATCATGCGCCCCAACAATCATAATGCTTGCAAGGTGCTTCAATATATAATCAAAGTCACCTTTGCTTTTTTCGCCAAAGATAATTACTGACGCAACTGCTTTTTCGAGTTGGGTATCCATTGAAGCAATAGCACCCAAGCGGTCTTGATAGTTCAATGGTTTCTCTCCTGTTCCGCGCACCACTGGCTCAATACTTGGTGAACTCGCAGTTAAACCATGAGTCAACCATTCAAAACGTTCAAACTTCTCAACTGCTACTGCATTCATACCGTCACCCTAACCTTTCAATTCTTTAAATTCTGCTAATGTAATTTTTATAAACGGGTCATCAATGCAATACTCTTGATCAATAACAG